GGTTGCGCTCGACATCGTATGCAATCGCAGTCATCAGCATGAGACTGTCTCAGGTACGGATTGGCGTAACCCTTTCGGGCCAGCCACGTGGAAAGATCTCTGTTGCCCTTGCTGGAGTTGCAACTCTTGCAGGCAGGTAGCACGTTTGCGATCTCATCTCGCCCACCCTTTGAGATCGGGACCACGTGATCGACAGCTGTCCCAGGCTTACCGCAGTACGCGCAGCAGCCGCCAAATTGCTCAACCAACGCGGCCCAAGCGGCAGGATTCACCCCTGGCGAACATGAGCCTAGAAGTTTCACCCGCCGACGGTGGCAAGCTGCTCTCTGTATCGCGCGACATCTTTCGGGATTAGCAACGCGGTAAGCATTCATGGCGTCGCGCGTCCGTTCCGGATTGCCCTTGCGGTACGCTTTGGCCCTGGCTTTTTCTTGTTCGGTATGCTTGCCGTAATACCGGCGGCCGCGAGCCCTCGCCTTTTCCGGGTTCACTTTCGCCCAACGCCGATGGCTTCGGCGCATAGTCTCTTTGTTTTTGTCGCTCCATGCCTTTTTGGTTTTGCGTACACGCTCCGGATTGCGCGCCTCCGAAACTCTTACCTGAGCTGTTTTGCGCTCTGGATTAGCGGCGTAGCGTGCTCGATCCTTCGCGCGTTCTTCGTGGATTCTAGCCGCATAAAGCGCGCGCCTCTGTGCTTTCGCGCGCTCGCTCCTGGGTCGCCTCATGTCCCGCAAAGCTTATCAGCTTCAGCGCGACCCCGCACACCCGGTTACCGCGCGACAGATCGAGAGTATTCGATGGGCGACCGTGTCGCGTGTGGCATGAAGCCGTCTCCCCTGCGCAGCGATTCGCTCCCGCTCCTTCACATCATTGTCGAGTTCCGCAAGCCGTTCGACTGCTTCGGTGGCCGAGTCGAACATCACGCAATTTTCGCGATCTGTGAACGCCTCCTCGGCTCCAGGAAAGCGGTGTAGAAGCAGTAACCCACCGCATGCCGTTATCGAAAATGTTCTCACCGAGGTATACCCGGGAGCGCGAGGGGACATGGAGAGGACGTAGCGCGCGGAGCGGTAGAGCTCGGGGAGGCGGCCCTCCAGGGCGAGCCGCCCTGGGCGGTCCCGATGGTTCAGCACCTGGGCGCCGAGCGCTTGGCAGAGGTCCGCGCGACCGCGGTGGTAGGTCGGATTGTGGACGTCCCCGACGAAGAGCACGCGGGGCCCGTCCGGGCGCAGCATGGGGGTCCTGAGAGGCGACCCCTGCGGGCAGTAGCCAACCTGGCAGCCGAGCGCGTCGGACCACTGAGAGGGCGCGTAGACGGTGCCGTCTGGCGCAGCCCACGACCCGGAGAATGAGAGGAACACATGGTCGACGAGCCCGCGGAGCGGCGCACCCGTGTGCCCCGGGCGCAGATCCCAGAACCAAAGCGCCCGGATCAGTGCGCACCGCCAAAGCCGGCGCGGCGCCGCGAGAAGGGCGCCGATCCGGGTGTTGCAGATGATGGCGACGTCGTAGGAGCGGGAGAGCTTTCCAGGCAGCAGGGGATCTAGCGCATGAGTGTAAACGGCCTCGAGCCCAAGGAGGGGCAGGCTCTCCACCGCCTCGGCGACCCCATCGCCACCTGGAAAGCCTTTTCCGCTGAACCCGTAGAGCAGCACGCGGAGACCGCGGAGCGGCTCGGCGAGCGCGGCCGTGCTGGCGCGGAAGATTTCGCGCATCGGGCTAGACGCTCAGCGGCAGGAGGCGCCCATAGTCCGCGCAGAGCTTCCGATGTCCACCGGCGAGCACCTCGTCCTTGCCGCCGTACTTCTGAGCGAGCGCATCGTAGGCGGCCGTTTTCGAGGTCTGGTAACCGAGGTGCACGCAATGCACCGGCACCATCCATGTCGACTTCCCGCGGCGCGCGACTTCGAGCCCGAGGGCGAAGGCCTGCCAATGAGTTGGGTACGGCCACCAGTCGAAGCCGCCGAGGTCGTCGAGGAAGCTCATGCGAAAGACGATCGCGAGGTCGTCGAGCATCGCGACCCGCGTGGGAGCGGTCGCGCGATCTCCGTGCTTCTCCGCGTCCGTCATCGCGCAAACGAAGTCACGGCGCATCATTTGCGCGCCCTTCATCACGATCGAGCGAGCGCCCGCGAAGCCGACCTGGAGGACGTCTGGATCCGAGAATGCCTGCCTGACCTGGTCGTCCCATCCCTGCTCGAGAATCAGCAAATCGTCGTGGATGAGCGCCAGGAGATCGTCCGGTTCGTGCTCGCCGTACTCCTTCCAGAGCCCGTGCATCCCGAGCGTCTGTCCGACGTTCTCGGTCGACGTAAGCGCACGGTGAAACGATCCGGACGGTTCGCAGCCGTTGAAGAAGATGTCGACCGGGAGCCTGCCGCTCGCGCGATCGGCGGCGAGGCGCACCGCGGCGGCTGCGAGTCCAGGCTGGCAGGTCACGACGCCGAGCCTGAGATTCATTGGAGGTGCTTCCCGCGCAAGAATTCGCGGCTCGATTGGGCTCGATAGACGTCCGCCCCGAGCCGTCCGCATTCGATCCCGAACTTCCGGAGCAGGTAGGGAAAGGAAATCTGGTCCCGGATCGTGCGGGTCGAGACCTCGTGCCACCACGCGCGACCGAACTCGACCATCGAATCAGAGCGGCGCCGCGCCAGTACCATCGTGTTCCATAGGCCCGCGCCGCTCGGGTGGCCGTCTTCCTGGTAAGCCGCCGCCTGCGCGTCCGCCTCGGCGTGGCTGATAAGCCCGAGCCGGGCGCATTCGCGGGCCTCCTGGTAGGCACAGGTCCGCCAGGGATGCGGGTAGCCGGCAACGTCCGCATTCCGGAGCGCGCGGCGTATCAGCGGGCGGAGCGGCACGCCGGTGGGCTTGATCCGTCCGTCGACCCAGACGACGAGGTCGGCGTCAACGAGATCAAGGAGAAGAGTCTTGATCCGGCGGGCAGCGCGTCGCGGGTCGTCGGAGGTCGGCAGCCGTTCCGTGGTCCACCCGGGTGGCGCCGGGCCGTCGGTGAACATCAGGTATTCGTCGACGTCGTGCGTCGGGGCGCCCATCGGGGCGTCACGACCGCCGAGGATGGCGGAGACGACTACCAAGCGACCAAGCCGGAGCGCTGCGATCCTTTCCGCCCAGCCAACCGGTGGCACAAGCCCGATAAGCCGCTCACGGTCACGCTCGAGCGTCGCATAGGTCAGGACGGCTGGGACCTCTCGAAGCGGTTCCGGGTTCGGCGCCCGGACGACGATGCCAAGGCCGTGATCCGCGTCGATGGTGAAGGCTTGGAGATCCTGGCGCTGCCGGAGCCGGACGAGCGTCTTCCAGCAGTCGCCGTTCCAAACCCCGGTTTCACGTGGAACGCGTTGCGCGAGTTCCGTCTGCGGGTTGCAATCGTGGAGCACGATGACACCCTCGGGCGCGAGGTGCTTGAGCGCGTGCTCGGCGTCCCGCATCGTCTGCTCGGCATGGTGCAGGCCGTCGATGAAAACGACGTCGAACGTCTCCTTGGCTGGAAGATCCTCGAAGAACTCGTCCGACGTGCATTGAAAGAATCGCGCGTACTTCGTGCGGGCGAGCGCGCGAGGTTCCGGGTCGACGCCCCATTTTTCGCGGGCTCGGATCCGCGAGCCGCAAACGCCAGCCTGGACGCCGATCTCGAGGAAGCGCCCGCGGTCGGACGTCTCGAGCAGCTCGTTCAGCACGTCCCAGCGTGCGAGAGTTTCACCAGCCATCGCGAATGGCGGCCACGATCTGCTTGCGTTCCTCGGTCCCCACCCAAAAGCCGAGCGGGATGCAGACCATGTCCCGGGTGAAAGCGTCGACTCCCGGCAGATCGGTTCTCGAGGCTGCGAACATCGTGTGCTTGTCGTTCCGGGCATGCACCTGCGAGACTGCGATTCCTCGGGCCGTCATGGCGGCCATGAAAGCGGCGCGGCGCTCGACTCGGAGCGTGTAGAGCCAGTGAGCGGAAACCCTGTTCACCGGCTTCTTCGCCGGCATGACGCCGGGCACGCCTTCTAGTTCGCGATCGTAGTAGTCGGCGAGATCGCGACGCTGCGCCAGGAGCAGGTCAAGGAACGACAGCTGCGCGATCCCGAGCGTCGCGGCGATGTCGTTCATGTGGAATTTGTAGCCCCACTCGGCGATGTCGGCCTCGCAGCGGAAGTCAGCGCGGGGCGCCTCGCGGTCGATCCCGTACCAGCGTAGGAGCTTGCCTCGCCGGTAGTCGGCTTCGGACTTGCAGAAGAGCGCGCCACCATCTCCTGTCGTGATGTGCTTGATGGCCTGGAACGAGAAGCATGCGAAGTCTGAGTGAGAGCCAATCGGAACGCCTTGGTATTCAGCTCCGAGCGCGTGAGCGGCGTCCTCGATGACCTTTATGCCGCGGCGGTCCGCGACCGCGTAGATTTCCCCGAGGTCGACCGGCAGCCCGCCCCAGTGCACGACGACGATTGCCTTCGTGCTCGCCGTGATTCGCTCGGCGATCGAACGGGCCGAGACGTTGCCCGTTTCCGGGTCGACGTCCGCCCAGACGATGCGCGCGCCGGCTGCGAGTATCGGCTCGTTCGTGGCCGTGCACGTCATCGGCGTGGAGACGACGTCGTCGCCCGGCCCGACTCCTGCCAGCCGAAGAGCCAGCTGAATGGCGCTCGTGCACGAGTTCAGCGCGAGGCAATACGGGTTGCCCATGCGAGCCGCGAGCAGTGCCTCGAACTCTTTTACCCGTGGCCCTTCGCCAATGAAGCCGGAGAGCAGCGTTTCGCTCAGTGGAGCGATCGCTGCTTCCGGCATGTGCACCTTGAAGAGTGGGATCAATGGGCCTCGTGAAGCTTCCAACCGCGTTCACTGCCGTGGCGGGACACCAGAGCGTTCCGCCGTCGATGGCCTTCCGCGCGTGACGCCCGGAAGAGCCCATTCGGATCGAGCGTGGCAAGCGAATCGATCCAGCCGACACGGTGCGGCACGAGCCAGATGGGGACGGCGTTCTCTTGCGCCCAGACGGCGATCTGCATGTCGACGAGGTTGCGTTCCGGCCATCTCGTTGGAAGCCGGAGCTCCCGCGCATCCCAGGCCATCGCGCCGCTGCCGCCGTGGTTCACCCATCGGCCTTGCTTGACGCGCTGATGGACGATGCCGACGCTGTTCGGGACGACATCGTGCACGCTCCCGGGGCGTTCGACATACTGCCGGCCGTGCGCCGTGACGAGGGCCCGCCCGGCCCATTGTCGGATCGCCGCCGTCATCGTGACGACGTAGTCGTCCGGATAGGCGAAGTCGTCGTCACATGAGAAATAGAGACCCTCGTGCCGGTCCGCCCAGTGCAGCTTGCACTCGGCTCCAGCGTTCTCCGGATCGAGCACGTATCGATCCGAGAATTCCAGCACGCTCCTCGGCGCCTCTCGAAAGCCATTCAGGTAAACGGCGAGGACGTCGACTTGAGGGCGGAGCGACGCGAGGGCGCGTGCGAGCAAGTGGGCCCGCGCCGGCACGGTCGCGAGCGCTGCCAGGGTCGTGCTCATCCGGCGGGGCGGGCGAAGGCCAGGTTGTGGGCGTTCTCGATGCGGTGATCCTCGGGGAAGTTCTGCATCGGGAAAGGACCATGCTTACCGAGGAAGGTCCCCACGTAGCGAGCCTCGTAGCGGAGCTGGTAGCCGGTGACTGACTCCACGGTGTCTATGAACTCGCCGAGATTGAAAAACCAGTGCGGGATCGTCTTGCCGTAGTACGCCTGGAGACTGACGAAGGTCGGAATGTCGCCGGCTGGAACGTCGTCGAAGACCAAGAAATCCGGAGCGGACCTAACGAGCTGGCGCACGACCTCCGACCAGTTCTCCACGTATTGGATCGAGCTCCCGCAGTGCGCTAGATCGAAGCGCATGCCGTCCGGTATGCGGGTATGGAAGAAGACCCGCGGATCGCATTTGAATACCTCTCGGCCTGCCGCGCAGACGTTCTCATTGTCGATGATGTGGATCTCGACCGCGTCGCGATCGGCCAGCGCCTCGACGATGGCTCGGACACTGAGCCCGACGCTTCCTCCGAATTCCAGGATGCGGATGTGCTGCTTCTTGGCCTGGACGAATGCTGCGATGCTCGGGATGCAGTAGTCGCACGAGGAACTCGCTCCGCCGAGGATGCGGAGCGCCTTCTCTTTTGACCGGTCCACCCAGAGGGATTCGCACCACGTGCCGGTGTTACCACCGGCCGCGTCGAAGCTCGGGTAAATGCCTTCCCAGATCTGCAACGGCGCGTCTACTGCGCCTCGAGTGTCTGCGGCCCCTCGAGCGTGATGCCGGCAGTCGCCTTTTCCGTGCTGCTCTCGACGTCGCCGGTGATTGTGCCCTTGCCCTGGTAGGTGTTGCCGTTCGCCAGGGTGATCGAGATCGGGACGAACTCCAGCCCGTCAGAGATCTCCTGAAGGAACTCGAGATCGGCGCGGTCGTCGTTGATCTCGACATCGAGCCCGCCAAGCTTCCATGGCATGCGCTTCTTGACGAGGCGCGCCGTGCCATCCCCGTTGGCCTGCACCTCATTGGTAAAGCCCCCGAGGTTCCGTCCCGCGTCCGCGTCCGCGGCAACGGGGAAAAGTCGACCTTTCAAAGAGATCGATTCGATCGATCCGCCTACTGCTGCTCCCATAGCGATCCTCGTTTTCTGCGCGCGCGGCGCACCTCGGCCCGGCCGCACGATTACGCGGCAAAGCCCTCACGTTCTGTTTGGTGTGAAAGCGACGCGCTCAGGCGGCGGTCGCGGCCCCAAAGAAAAATCCGAAGCGGAGATCCACTGCCTTCACGTTCGTGTTCCCCGAGAGCTGCACGGGCACGACCATGTCGAGCCGTTTCGGGTTCTGCGAATTGATCACCGCAGTGGTATTCTTCTTCGCCGTCTTCGGGTCGCTGATGATCGCCTGTAGGCCGAGGTCATCGAGCACAGCCGAGATGGCCGTCTTCGCCGTCTTCGGCTTCCGCGCCGCCGGGTTCACGGTCGGCTGGTCGTCGGGGATGAGCGGGGCCCCCGCCCATTCCTGCGCGGCGAAGATGAGGTCCAGATTGAAGATGATATTCTGGAGCTTCACGATGTCGACGACGAAGCGGTAAGCGGGCAACGGGTCGCCCGTCGGCCGGTAGAAGGTCACGACGTCGCTGATCTCGACGATGCCGTCACTGACCTCGACGGTCGAGCTGCCAGCCTTCACGGCTACGTCGCGCGTTGCGAAGTCCCATTGCGCGCCGTCAGAGCCAGGGAGCAGCCCTGTCGCCTGCTGAGCGCCGTAGTCGACGGGCGGGTTGTTGTTCGCGACCCTCGCGATCCGCGCGAGTTGCCGGGCGGCCACCATGCACGGCAGATTCACCGAGCCAGGCGCGACCAGCTGCGAATTGATGCGATCCTCGCGCCTGCCGGAGCAGACCGACGTCGCGCTCGTCTCGTCCGAGAGCGTGTTTCCGGTGAAGACGACGAGGGGCTTCCGAACCAGCTCGCCCCATCGGCCTTCGCCCCAGGTCTGGAAGGCGTCGAGGACGTCGGTATCGGCGATGTCAGCGCCGTTGATCGCCATCGATTCCCAGACGTTTCCGACCTCGGCAAGCGCGGCGGTCGGGTCCGGGTTCAGCAGTCCCCCGTTCGGCTGCACGAGCGTGAAGGTGAGGCCGAGGGTCGTATCCCCGATGATCTCGAGCACGATGCCGTTGCCGCTCGCCCCTGCCCATTTCGCGACGAGGCCCACGGTCGTCGTATCGTCCGATGGAATCATCGGCTGCTCGAGCACGGCGACGATCGCCGCGGTGATCTTCGTGCAGAGTTGCGCGATCGAATCGGTCGTCTTTGCGACGAAGGGCTCGGACAGGATGCCCGCCATCCTCACGCGGAACGACGCCGACTTCGTCACCACGCCTACCGGAGTGATCGTCGCCGTTGCCGCGACCGCCTCATAGGCGTCCTCGAGCGGGTAGACGGTGACGGGGACCGTTCCCACGCCGTCCCCGTTGTCCGGGAAGAGCTCTCGGGCGATCAGGTGGATGGGCGACCCATAGCCGTAGAGCCCTCCGGCCTGCGGGTGGCTGGTGATCTGGGCCTTCGTCGTTGCGTAGACCGAGGCGCTTGCCCCTTGGGCGAAGATCGCGATGCGTTGCGGCAGGAACAGCACGCCACCGGCGCGCATGTCCTGGAAGCTGGTGGCGATTCCGAGCACTCGGGCCACTACTGAGGCGTCCATGGTTTCTTTTCTCCGGTTTTCTGGTGTCAGGAATCTTCACTGCCGTATTCGGCCGTGAGGTAAATCTCACCCGTCTCTTTGCGCTTGAGCGCGACGGTGACGGTCTCGAACGGGCTGCCGGCGAACTGCGGCGAGAACTCGTTGAAGTCCACGGCGAGCGCGAGGCGCGCGCCTACCACGTGCTGCGCCGGGCGGCCGTCCATCTGAGGCTGGAAGACGGTGACGCTCTGCGTCCATCGCTTCCACACGGTCTTACGCAGCCCGAGGTACGTGTACGTGCCCGCCATCAAGATGCGGCGACAGAGGCGAAGCGCGCGGTGCGCCTCGAGCGCGGCTTTCTCATCGCCGGGCTGGTGACCGATGCCGGCGTCGTCGGCCGTGATGCCGTAGCCGTAGCAGTCGACGTTGAACGTCCCGGTTGCCTTCTGTCGCTCGACCGTATTGCTGGACGAGGCGTCAAAGGACGCGTTGTCGAACCACACATTGACGACCGGCGTGCCGTCCGCCTGCTTGGTCTCCGCCTGAAACGCCTCGATGGGATTCGAGCGCTCGGCGAACACGCGGAGCTTCCAGAGTCCAGAATCCTTGGCGGCGGCCGTCGCGAGCGCCTGCTGCGCGGTCGATTCGAGCACCAGGATCGCTGCAATCTGGTCGCGGATGATCTCGAAGTTGTCAGTGCCCTCGATGAGCTCGGCGATCTGCGGCGTCATGCCTCGTAGGCCTCGAGGATGAGAAGGATGGCGCCGATCACCCGGTCAGGTCGACATTCGCTCACCTTGAACTTGTAGGAAGCCCCGGCGATGTCGTTGAAGATCACGCACCACGGGCGCGTCGTCTTCTCCGGCACGTTCCGCGGCAGCTCGTCGAATCCCGCCGCCTTGAGCGACGCCATCGCGACGGTGACGGCCGCCTCTCGCCCGCTCACCGCGAGCCCGGTGCTCGCGTCGATCGTTTCGGCGATGTCGGTCGAGTACCCGATCAGATCGGCCTGGCTCCCGAATGGATCCACGACCGTGATCGGCCAGCCAAAGCCGGCGGCGGAGTCCTCGAGGATGAACTTGAGATCCGCCGCCGCTTGATCGCGGAGGCCCATGGCGTCAGCGCCTCAGGGATCCGTCTTGACGACGATCCCGCGTTCGATCAGGTGTGCGAGGTGCTTGGCGTTCGCCTCCGGAGAGGCGAGTCCGATGTCACGGACCCGAATCTCTTCGTACTGATCGATCGACCCTTTCGCGCAGACGAGCGAATGGCCTTTCGCCACGTAGTAGGGGAACGTCGGCGGCTCCCGCCTCTTGCCCTTGGGCTTCGGCGGGCCCCCGAGGGACCCGTCGTCCGCGCCGTCGATCCGGGCGACCCGGACAGGGGGCGACGGAGGACGCGGACCCGGCTTGTTCACGACCTCGACGGGACCTGGCGGTTCCGGCGAAGGCGTTCCCAGTCCGGACGGGGCGGTCTTCTCGCCCCGCTGCGCCTCGAGACTCTCGACGAGCTTGCCGAGATCGGCATTCGCGAGCCCAGAGGTTTGGACCTCGACGCCGAGCTCTTTGCCCAGCGCCTCGGCCTGTTCTTTCAGCTCCCGGTTGCTCGGCATCAGGCAACCGTCAGGCGCGCGTACGTGTCGATCGCCGTGGGGATCGTCAACGGGCGCGTCCCGGCGGAGACCATGAGCGACTCGCCGTCCGACGTAACCCACGCGTTCACCGTGAGGTCCAGGCCCTGGTCTGGAGCGGACATGCGGGGCGGCAGGAACGGCATGGCGCGCTGCTCTGGCGCCACGATCCGCGGGATCGCGCCGTACGTCAGGTCGAGGCGACCGTCCGACAGCATGATCACGTTGTTCGTGTCCACGTAGTTGGTCAGGACGCCCGTGACCGGATGCTCGAACCAGTCGTTGTACGTCCAGAGCTCGAACTCGTAGGCGCCGATGAAGATCCGTCCTTGCAGCGAGCCGCCCAGCCCCTTCGGGGGCGACTGTGGCGCAAGCTGGCCCATTCCTGGGGAGTGGAAGTTCGTGAACAGGATCTTGGCAACCTGCGTGTTCGCGATGAAGCGCTGGAAGGCACTCGTGCCGAACACGAGCCGCGTCGGGTTCCGCTTGCCGTCTCGGCGAACGATCTCCGCCAAGGCAGCCAGATCCGCCAGCGGGTTGCCAGTCGTTCCGTCCACCACCCATGGCGTCGTGACGGTCGCCATGTGCGAGGTCTTCGCACCGAAGTCGAGCTCGTAGAGCGCGAGCCCGGTTTCGTCGGTCAGCGTGACGGTGCCATGCTGAAGGACCTGCGAGGACATCAGTTCGATCGAGCGACGGATCTTGTCCTCGAACGAGCGGAAGATCACGAACGCTTCGCGCGAGGCATTCACCGCGAAGTTCGGATCGGTGAAGGGCGTCTCGCCGGGAGCACGCTTGATCATGTCGAAGGCGTTGATCGCTCCCTGCTCCTTGAAGATCGGGGGCGTGAACGCCTTGTTTACGAACTTCGAGCTCTCGTTCATGCGAGCGCCGGTCGAGAGATCCTTCACCACCACGGCAACCTTCTGGGTGTTGCGGCGGATGTCGATCTCCACCTTCTCGGTCGTGTGGAAGTTTTGCGGAGGGCTCCGGAAGAAGCCCGTGAGGAACATCGCGACCGATTCGGCTTCCTCGAGATACATCTCGAGCATGCGGGCATTGGATTTGTCTGACATGTGCTTTCTCTTTCAAATGCGGAGGACGAGCCTCCGCGCTCCCGCCGACGCGGTGCGCGCGCAGGAAAAAATGGTGAGCCCCCTCTCGAAGAGGGCCCGGGTTAAATGCGTCGCTCGGTTTGGGTCAGCGACGCGAGTGGTTCAGGAGTCCTCGGCCGGGATGTTGTCGAGCTTGGCGAGCTGCTTGACGCTCACCGGAACGATGCTGTAGGCGCGGAGCTGATCGCACACCGTCGCATCGACGTTGGCATCATCGCCGTCGGCGTCGATGACGAGGCGTTCCCGCTTCACGTCTCCGGCGATGAGCACGCGGACCGGAAGATCCCCGGCGGCCGTTGCCGTGAGATCGTACGTGAGTACGACCTTAGGGATGCCGTTCTCGTTCGTGCTGCCGCCTTTGGCGAAGACGACGAGCTTGTGCGTGCTGCTGTCGCGCGCCAGGATCGTGCCTTCCTTGAAGGTCTTCGCGCTCGCAGCGGTGAACGTGTCGTCTGCGAATTCGCCGTCCTCGAGCATCACGCTGCCGAGGTCGACGATCGTCTCTTTCATGTTTTCTTGTGACATGGCTGCTGTCTTTCCTGCCGACTCTGAAGGTTGTTGGAAGCGAGGCCAGCGAGCCCCCGCATGGGGCCCGCCCGGCTACGCCTTCCCGCTCACGCGACCTTCTTGCCGCGCTGCTTCTCCATGATGGCGACAACCTTGTCGCCCAGATCTTCGACGACGGGCTCAACGGTCGCCGTCTCCGCCGCTTTGGCGATCACCGCCGCCGCCGCGTCCGACTCCGATTGGCGTGTCGCCGTGGCCTGGCGGTTCATGCCGGCGGCCATGTATTTGGCTGCGAGCGTCTGGGTCATGCCGTCGCCCGACGCGATTGCAGCGAGCGCCGTCTTCATGTCGCCCGACTGCTCGCCTAGCGTGAGGTGCGCCGTCACTCGGTCGCGCTCCTCGGCGCAGCCTTTCTTGATGATCGCCGCGTGTAGTTCCGGGTGCTGCAGTTTCAATTCTTCTTCGGTCATGGGGGTTTTCCTTAGGTTTTTCGATTCCCAGGGAGCCTTCATGTCGAACTCCCCATAGTGTTTGGCCAAGTGACTCTTCACCGAGGCGACGTCCGCATCGGGAATGCTCGTCCCGCCACGGCCCCCGGAGAGGGCGTTCCCCGCCGCGATCACGCCCGCGCGGACCGTGACGAGTGCGCCGCCCTGCACGTCGTGATGCGGCAGCTTATAGGCGCCGAACGTCTCGGCATCCTTCGCGTCGTACCAGCCGAAGGCTGAACGATATTTCGCCCAGTCCATCTTCGCGGCATCGCCGCTGCCATCGCTTGACGCCCACTTACGGACTCGGCTTTCCGCTGCCGCTCCGTCCCATCCACCAGCCTTGTCGAGCTTGTAGGACTTGTACGGCACGGCGCCGTCTTCTGCGGCTGGCTCGTCGTTCTCGACGCGTGCGAGCGCCACCGGTGCGACTTCCTCGACCGATGGCAACGGAGGCGACGTGCTCAGGTTCGCGACGGTGATGCTCTTTCGTGCCGTCGCGATCGTTTGCTCCAGGCCGTCCGGCAGTTTCTCGTCCTTCCGGAATGAGAGGGATGCGAACGCCCGAGCCGAAGCCTTCGCCCCGCCCTTCTTCAGCGGAAGGATGTCGTCGGCAAGCCCATAGCCCTTGGCGTCTTTCGCCGTCAGCCACGTCTCGGCTGCCATCAGCTCAAGCGCCTTCGATTTGTCGATCGTCCCGCGAGCCGCGTACGTGCCGGCAATCTGGTCCCGGATCTTGTCGAGCACGTCCGCCCAATCACGGAGTTCCTGAGCGCTACCAATGAGGCCGCCGGCTGGATCGTGGATCATCAGGTAGGCGTTTTCCGCCATCGTCACGCGATCTCCGGCCATCGCGATGAAGCTCGCCGAGGACGCAGCGAGTGAGCCGACGAATACTTCGACCTGCGCGGTGCTCTGCGAAAGCTGATTGTAGATGTCGAAGCCCTCGAAGACGTCCCCGCCTTTGGAGTTGATCCGTACGTTGATCGTCTTCGCCTGGCTGTTCTTGATCGCCTGACGCACCGATCGCGCGCTGACTCCGCCCATCCATGAATCCGCGATCACGTCGTAGATGTCGATGTCGAGCGCTTCCGTGCCCTCGCCACGCACCGTGAATGCCATTGCGTCCATGTCGTCTCCGTTTCAGCCGACCAGCAGGCGCGGGCGCGCCAAGGGCTGGACTTGATCGTCTAACTCGTCGCTCGCGCTCGGCTTGGGCTGCCCCTTTTCCAAGGCGATGAGCGCCGCGATCGGCGCCATGGCGCGCGCGAGCTCTTCGTTTTCCCGGAGCAGCCGCTTTACGTTCTGCGAGAACTTCGTCCCGGTCAGCTCCCGGGCCATGCGATCCCGGGTGATCGCTCCGGCCTCGGCCATCGCCACGTATCCGCCGACCATCTTCGGCAGATCGAGCGCGGGCTTGATGTTGCCCGACCAGTCCGCCGCTTTCCATGCGCCGAAGATGTCGAACTGCCGGGCGTCCCTCCACGCATCGAGCAGGCCATCCGCTTGGACGCGGCCAGCAAGCACCTCGGCCACCAGCCACTCCTCGTAGATGGGCTGACAGAACTGCTCACCGAAAGCCGTGCGGGCCTTCGTGAGGTACATCTGGAATTCGCTGAGGGCCGCCTTGCTGGCGCTGTAGTTCGCGTTGAACGACTGCATCAGCACCTCGGGCGGGATCTCGTGCGTCCACGCAATGGACTGAAGGAGGGCTTCCTCGAACGCGCCGAATGTCTCAGTGGTCCCCTGCACGCTGAACGCTTGCGGCTCCTCGCCCGTCTGGAGCTCGTCGATCGACCATCCGGGCATATGCTCGGCGACGTCGAACTTCCGGATCTTGTTGTCGCCCGCCACCGTCGACTCGAGCCCGCGGCGGACCGCGCCTCCCGCGATCGGCCGCGTCCCCGGCTTGTCCACGCCCTTCTTGATGAACAAGGCCAGCATGGAGAGGATGACGGCCTTGCGCTGCGTCGCGTCTCGGTACCGGTCGATCTCCCGGAGCGATTGGAGGACGAGCGCTAGAAGCGGCTTGCCTCGGACGTCGTCGAGCTTCCGGTCCGTGCCGTAGACCAGCCACGCCAGCCGCCGTCCCGATTTCTCGCCATAGGCGGGCAGCCGCTTCGACTCCATGGAGCCGAGGCCGTTCTGGGAGCGCTGCGCGATCCAGAACGCGACATGCCTGCCAAGGGCGTCGATCTCCACGCCCTGCTCGATCTTATTGCCCGGACCCGGCAGGTACTCGATCGGCGTTCGGACCGCCGCGCCCGACACGAGACGCACGCGCGGCAACCCGGTCCGTTGATCCTGCTGGAGGACGACCAGCACGTCCCCGGAGACGAGCGCCTCCGCCCGAGCAGCGGCCTGCAAGGCGCCGAACGAGCAGCGCTCCTGCACGTCGCAGATCGTCGCCTCCGATTCCCAGATGGAGAACCGATTCTCGACTTCCTCCGTCCAGTCGCCGAGGGAATCTTCCTTGAGCCCGAGGATGCTTTCGATCGGGCAGGCCTCGAGGTGGAGGCCCGTGTTGATCTCGTTCGTCACGAGCCGGCGGATGAGGCCGCGCGCGTAAAGGTTCGTCTCGTACAGCTGGACGGACCGAGCCCTGAGCGTCCAATAGTCCGCGAGCAGGAACTCGGTGGCACCGAAGCCGCCGTCCCACTTGTCGCCCGTCTGATAGCTGAATCGCCATGGAGGCAGATTCGCGACGTTCTCGGCGGCGCGCAACGGCACCGAGTACGTGCGCAGATGGGGTTGCTTGAACGGCCACATATCAGAAGTTCGGCACGATGCGCGTGCTTGCTCCGCGGGCTCGAGCCTCGAGCGTCGAGATCTCGTTCAGGAGACCATCGCGCGCGATGCGGAGCGACGCGAGGTTCACCTTCGAGACCAGCGTGCGGGTCTGGCCCGTGTCGAGCTGATAGGACTGCGCTCCACCGATGAGCGCGAGAATCGCCGCGTCATAGGCGGCCAGCATCGTCATCGCGACGGCGACGCGGTCGGCCCAGAACGTTGGCGGGATGATGTCGGCCATTTCACTCGACGAAGTAGGTGCGCTGCTGCTCGATCATGTCGTAGAACTCCGACCACACGACCGACTCCATGCCGAGCTGCCCGACGCAGACGTTCCAGGCGATCAGGTCGAGCGCGGCGTTCGCATAGATGAGGAGATCCCAAAGCTCGTTCGGCGCTCCGGAAGGGCGGTGCCATTCAAAACCGATCCGCTTGCCGGTGATCTTCTCGATGCGCTCGCGCTTCGTCTCGACAGTCAGCTCTCGAAGCTGCTTGTCGGTGGCCGTGCGCGGCGCGTTGAAATGTCCCTGCGGTTGGAGCCCCTGGCCGTCCCAGCTGCGCCGAAGCGCGGCCGCCCATCGGTCCTTGTAGACGTCGACCGTGATGGCGTACGCCGTCCGCCCCATGGGCGTGGTGAATTCTGAGAATTCCCGAAACGTCGCAGCCTTCACGGGCGCGTCCCGGCCCTTCACAGGGTAGACGCCTGACTCGTAGGCGCTCGTGAACTGGTAGACGTCGTCCGTCCGATAGCCCGAATCGATCAGCGTCAGCGTGATCCGATAGCCCTTGCCGTCGTCCGCGACGTAGTCTTGCTCGAGCAGTTTCGCGAGCCGCCCCCACGTCGCCGTGTCGTCGAGCCGCTCGGTCTCGCCCTCGAAACGCCAATAGTCGATCAGGAGCGCGCGCCGCCCGCGGCACCAGCCGAACACGGCGACCGCGAGCCCGTCCTTGTGCACGTCGACCGAGCAGGTGAGGAGCAGCACGGGGCTGCCGCACCATTCGCTCGCCCATCGGTTCGGGATCTCCCCCGCCGCGTAGTCCCGTCGATGCTCGGAGACCGTCTCGAAGCGGACCTTCTCCCCCCGGAGCTCGAACGGCTCGCCGAGAACGTTGTTGTAGAAAACTTGTAGTTCCCCGAGGTCGCGCGCCCGGTTGCGGTCGACGTCCCACGCCTCGAGCCATTTGTGCACGCAGGCGCCCCAAGTCTGCATCCCGACCGGGGAGTAAAGCGCGTTGATGTGGTAGCTCCGATGCTCCGGGCTCATCGGCTCGGAGGTCGGTCGCCACTCCGCTCCATGGTCTGGCGATAGGAGCCGCGTCTTGTCGTCGTTGAAGTGCTCGTGCCCGCAATTCTCACAGAGATAGCGCACCGAATCCGGCACGAGCCGACCGCGCTGCGTCTCCCAGACGATGCCGCTCACCTCGCCGGTCTCGCCCTTCGTTCGGCGCCAGCGAAGCGTTTGAGCGAAACCGCAATGAAGGCAGCAGACGAAATACCTGCGCTGGTCGCCGCGCTCGAAGCGCTGTGAAATCTTCGACTGCCCCTTCAGGAGCGGCGTCGAGACGTCGAGGATCTTGCGGCTGCCCTCGTAGGCGGCCGTGCGATCCGCGGAAAGTTTGAGCGGGTCGCCATCCTTTCCGACGACGTCCAGCCACGTGTCGATCTCGTCCCGTAGGAGGATCTGAACTGGGAGAGATCGGAGCTTATCGGCGTTCTTCGCTCCGCCGATGACGGCGAACCCGCCGCCGAGCCACTCGAGCTTCTGATCGGTCTGCCCAGTCTTCCTCGTGCTCTTCTCGTCCGACGGTCTGATCAGCCGATCGAGCCCCGACATTCGGAGCATCGGAATGATCGACACTTCCATGCGGAGCTTCGCGAGCTCGGCGTCCGCCGTCAGCAGCATCATCGGCGCCGTCGCCACTTCCTCGATGAAGTACCCGAGGCAATTCTCGAGGACGCCGACGGTGACGCCGAGCTGAACGCCCTTCATCACCGTCACCTCGCGGATCGGCGAGAAGACGCTCATGCAGTCGAGGATTTCCCGCAGGTACGGCGTGACCTCGAAGCGGTAGTAGCCGGGCAGGCTCGTCGCCTGCGGCGGTAGGTAGCGTTTCGTCTCCGCCCATCGGCTCGGCGAGAGCCCAGCGAGCTCGGTCGTCAGATTCTCGAACTGGGTCGCGAGCCACTCGCGCTGGTCCCGATCGAAACCGGCGGGCGCTTCGACCGCGTGCCTGATGGCGCGTGCAGAGCGCGTGCCCATCTATTCCTCTCGCAGCAGCCGCGCCGCCGCCGTCTTCAACGGGGATAGGTGCGAGCTCATGACCTCGAGCAAGATCCGCTCGCCTTCCTCGACCGAGTCGCCAGCTCTCGCCGCCGAATAGACCCGGCGCGCGCCTGTCTTGGGCACGTCGTTCAACAGCCGGCGGAACGCGGCTTCGAATGTGCCGAGGACATGCGTCTGCACGAGGTCCCTGGAGATGAGCCGGCCTTCCGTCTCTTCGTTCGAGAGCCGCTTTTGGCGGACGACCTCGATGTCCTTCAGCGCAAGCAGCCAGTCCCGGAAGTTGCGGACGGTCCCGAAGCGATCGGTGAGCGGCTTGAGCAGCGCCGCGTAGGCGTCGAGGTCAGCAGTCGACCCGATTTCGCCCTCTTTGAGTCGTGACGCCGTCGGTCGCGCTGGACTCTTCTTGACCGGCTTGGGCTGAGGCGTCGGAACGGCAGGAGCTGGATCGCGCCTTTCGGTTGCGGCCGTCCGAGCCCGGTCGGAGACCGCTCGTTGGCGGCTCCCTCCGCTGATGAACTTCCGGACCGCTGGATGGTCGAGATCGATTCGGTCGGCCCGGCACGCGGCAGCGAGCTTCTTCCTGCAAGCCTTCGTTACCGCCTGCTTGGAAACGCCTGCCAACCTCGCGAGCTCAGCTTTAGACTCAAGACGGGACATGGTTGACGGTGGTTGACCGGATCGATTCCTTTCCCCCCCGCCGGTCGTGCTCGCAAACCGCGGCGTAGGTAGGGGTATTCCACAGGACCCGCGAAATCTAGCTGAAAACAAGCTGTTTTAAATGCCTTGTTTTTGGCTCGATTCGCATATCAAGCATGAATCACGAGGCTTCCTCGAATGCCATCGACAAGCCTCAATCAATGCGCTGACTTAGCGTCGCTTC